GCACCAGGCAGCCACAGCTCAATGCGGGCAACACTAGAACCAAAGGTAGAGTTCTTAAGAGCATAGCCACTGAAGTTCACGATTGAGTTAGCCTTGGCGGGGATATAGAATTGCCAGGTAAAGCCGTCGGTGGCATCTTCTGGGGCGAGCCTAATCCCTAGCGAGCCAGCCGTGCGTACAGTTGTATCTGTTAGTCCCGCACCAGTCGAACGTGCTATACCAAACGGCGTGTACCAAACATGATTATTAGTCGTGCCTTGGAGTGTATGGAACTTGACCTCGGAGCCAGGCACCATCAGTAGGTAGTTGAGTATGAAGTTGGTGCTGGAGGCGGTTAGGCGGTCAAAGACCACAATGTTATAGCTGTCAGTGGCGGCCTGAATATCTCCTGTTAGGTTATTGCCCTTATTACCAAAGGAACAGGTGATAAAACGGCTGCCGGTCACACCCTGGAGGTCAGTGCCTTTACCACGGACAGCGTTTACTTCACAGTCGGTAAAGGTTAGGAGCTGCGACAGGCTGATGGTAAATCCATTGGCGCTGGTGCTGCCCTTGAGGCCGTTAGCAATACAGCGCACAAATGTCAGCGCAGTACAGGTTGCCAGGCCGAAGCCCGCGCCGTTAGAGTTAATGGCGAAGCAGTCCACAATGGTTTTGTTCTTGGTACCACTCACAAAGGTGTGAGCGCCGTTTTGAGAAACAGGTACGGAAGTACCAGCACATGATATGTTGCCGGTAAAGGTTTGGGCGGTAGCGGTGTTTGGATAGCGGAAGCCAACACGGTCGTGGACGTCGACCACGCTATAGTCAACTGAGGTACCGGCGTTGATAATGCAGGAGCTACCAGAAACCGAGGCACACTTGGTAAAGCGTACCCAGCTAAGAGTGCTGGTTGTAGAGCCTGTCTGGGCTGTAAAGAACACGTTGGCGGCGTTATTAGTAGCGTGTGCCGAACCGATAATTACATTCCTGGTAATGTTTACTACCCTGGCGCTAGTTGAGTGAGTAGCAGTCAGTGCGTTTTCAGCGCCGCCTGAGGTGTTAGATAGGACGTAGCTGGTAGTGGAGTTCTTGGTGATGATAAACCGCTTTTCACAGTTGTTGTAGTTGGTCGCCCCGTTATCAGTTGCAAAGACGTAGATTTCATCGCCAACCTTCCAATCTACGGCATCGGCGACGACTAACGGAGAAGCCGCCGTTCCTGTACCAGAAACGTAGGTCGTTTTCCACAATGAAGTAGATGTCTGGGGTGAGCCTTGTAGGATGTTAGAGCCGCCGTCTTGGGTACGGTCTTCCAGCTGGCCGGTAGCGGCAGGCTGGTATAGCCATGAGTGAATAACGCTCGTTGAAGCTGGCTGCATTTTTCGTATGCCACCGGGATAGATACAGGTTGACCCAGTGATTGTCAGGGTGGCCGTGGAGGCAGTTGGGTAATCAATAATGGCTCCCGAGGCAATATTGACTGAGTTAGTCCACTCACGGGTGATGTTTGAGTTGTTTACACCGTTGCCACAAGTGTTACCTGTTCCGTCTATGGTAACCGTCACAAGTGGGGTAGCATTGTTATTACCAACTATCCATATCTGGTCAGAAGAACCAACGGCAGGTGCAGCGCTTGACCGGTTATCAATGTGCATGTAAGCAAAGTTAGCCCCACCCGAGTCGGCAGCCAAGTTACCAGACGCAGTGTTGGCTGTCATCTTTACCCGATATTTGTTAGCTGTCGTGGTTGTAAAGGTATAGGCAGCCCACTGAAAATGAATGAAGCTTAACGCCGAGACGTTGGCGAGCGTGATGGTAGCTGTGGCTACAGTATCTGCAAACCCGGCTCCGGCATCTTCCTGCAAGGTGGCTGTCAAGCTGGTAGCAGTACCCTTAGAGTTTAGCCAGACTATAACCCCCCGGGAAGCGTTGGTAGTACTGGGTGCTGTAAAGGTACCTGAGAATACACCAGTCGTGGAGTTGGTTATGTTAGTGCTGGCATGGATGGTAGGGGTGTTGGTAGCCGTACCCCAGGTGGCTGTGGTTGAATAGTTGCCGGTGGTGAGGGCGATACGGTGTGCCATTAGCTATACCCCACAGTAGTGGCTCGGTTATTCCAAATAGCGTCAAAGCCTGTGCCTGACCAAGTAATTACCACGCCGGAAGATTCGTCGATCTTCTTAATCCTCCATGAGGCGGCACTGGTTGCTGTTCCTAAAGCAGCTTCTCCGATGTAGGTAACATTGGCTGTCGTAGTGTCGTCTATGATCTTCTTGTAAACGCCTTGTTCTAAAGTAGCTGATACAGGTACTTTTCCGTCTACAAGCTCTACAAAGGTAGGAACTCCATTCATACCGTAAGGCGTAGCCCGTGATGAACCTCCACCGCCTCCACCAACAGGTTTCTCCAATAGCTCCGTGAGTAGCTTGTTTGATTTCTGTATAAGCTTTTCGACTTTTGCGTTGTCTGTTTTGTATTCGGGTATAACAATCGACTTAATAGCCCTTACTACGTCTTTAATTGACGTTTGAAGAGGTTTTAGGTCAGGTGCCTCTACTTGTACATTAGCCTCAGGAACATTAATAATTGGCGCTTCAGCAACCAACTTCTGTTGTTTAACAACCTTCTCTACTGCCCTAACGGCTGACTCTAAGCTGGAGAATTGCTTTGTATAATCTTGAAGCTCTATTTCCTTTTGTTCAGGTAATTCTTTAGGAATCTGCCGGGCTTCCTCAAGAAGCTCTCGCATAACTGACGTGATCTCAGTTAGATCAGTATTCTCATGGGACTTAATGGTTTCATGCAGAGAGTTGACTGCGTCCATCACGAGAAGTGCGTCGGGCGTACCAATCTCTTTTAGCTGGTTAAGGACCACTGTCTTGCCGATTCTATTCTCTAAGTAATCTACTAATGAACGAAAAGACCTCAAGATAACCTCTTGGGTCTGTAGGTTGGCTAGCTGGTCTTCGGCAAATCGTTTTTGCTCTAAGGTCAGTAGCTTCTTTTTCTCATTGATCTGTTTGATTGCTTCTATAGAGTCCATAGATATTCCAGGGAGGGGTGACGTTTCCGTAGCGTTCAGGAGATCTATGCTCGACGCCATCAGTGGAGTTGTCACCCCTAGGTTAGATTTAGGCTTGGCGAGTCCAAGTACCGTTGATGTACTGGATGTTCCAGCCATCAGCGCTACCAACAACAGTGACGTAGGCAGTACCACCAAAGTTGGCAGGACCGATAATGTCTTTGTCATCAGCAGAGGTAAAGCCGTTACCCATAAACTTGTCAGCGGCGTTAGGGCTAAGGGTTACCTGAGCACCTGGGCCTTGAGCGATAGTGTATGAGCGACCAACCGTTACGGCTGGCATGGTGATGGTGCAGTCTACTTCGCAGAACTGAACAACACCGGCATCACCTTCATCTAAAGTTTTGGTTGAAGTAGTTACAGCTTCTGAATTGGCGTAACCAATGAAATAGTTACTCATTATTTAGACCCTTTCTTCAACTTTGAAGCACCACCACTCAACGATTCGACCTGAACTTCAGGGTTTACGTTGCTGGCGAGCTTGCTAGCTTCAACTAGTGGTTTTTCGCTGTCGGTAACCAACTGGGCTTGAGCTTCAGCATGACGCTTGGCCTCAGCCTTATTAGTTTCTTCAGCAATTTTTGCCATTTCAGCTTGGCGAGCTGCTTCCAGGCGGACCTGGGCTGCTTCGTCCTGCTCGGCAAGGCGGTTGCGGGTGCGTACAGCAGCGCGTGCCTTAACCTCGTTCAGACGAGCGAGTTTGCGGTTAACGGTTTCTAAAGCCATAGTAAAACTCCTTTAAGCTTTATTACGCGGTTTTGTGAATGCCGATGTTAGCGGTCTTGTTGGTGTCGACGAATGCGTCGTAAGCAACGCGTCCTTCGAGCAACCAACCGTTCACACCCTTAGGATTCTTGTGCGTGATGTAGTCGGTTAGGACGTCAGCAAAAGTAGTAACGTTAGGGTGAGTGATGATGAGGTCAGTGTTAACTGGCATACGGCTAGAAGGAGCGATAACGACAGATACGCCGTCAACAGTTCCTAGGTTGCCAGTCTTGCGGTCGCGGTAAGCTGAATCACTGTCGAGTACGAAACCACCTTGTTTCAGGAAGTTGTAGTAGCTAGCAGTCATTACAGCCACACGGCCGTCTTCTGTGCCTTCGTTGTCGCTAATGTTAGCGTTGATGTCGAGGAAGTTGGTCCAAGCGTTGTTAGCATTGGTAGCAGCGTCAGCGACGATGTCGTCACGGTTAGCTACTTCACCAGCAGTAACGATGGTCTGAAGGATGTAAGCATCAACTTCAGGTACAACTTCTTCACGAATCTGACGAGCCAAAACGCTCGCAGGCGAGGTGACCTTCATAGACTGGTCATGGTTCAAGCGGTCAATCGTACCAGTGAAAGCGCGGTCTTGATCCAGGGTCCAAGTTTGCTTGGTCTTTTGGATTTCTTCCGGTTCACCATAACGGTTGTCGCCCTGACGGACGTAGTCGTTCATGGTCATAGTGCCGATTGAGTAGATGTAGATTGTGTCTGCACCAACCCAATCGAAGTCACGGTTTGTCAGCTTCTTAGCGACTGACCCTTTAACGAGTCGTTCTGAAGCTTTAGCCGCGAACTTTGAGGCTAAATTCTGAGCCATTTTCTTAGTTGCCTTTCATTAGGCCTTGGCTATCTAGCTGTCGTATTTGTCCCATTCAGCGTCAAAAGCTTCCAAATCGGGGTCTTTCTTAGCTTCTTTGGGTGTGCGGGATGGTGTCGTCACCGTCCGGGCCGAAGCGTTCGTTTTATCTTTGCTCTGCTGCCTTGCACCAACATTTGTCAGCCGTTTGATAGATTCGGCTTTATTTTGTAAAAATTGGTACACATCACCCCTAACCTCTATTGGGTCGCCGTTCTTATCCCGAACCACATAGCGTGCCTCGAAATCGTCTAGTGAATCAGCCAAAGCTTCCTTCACTTCTTGCGAGCCATTGCGAAAGAGATCAATTGTTGCGACGGCTTTATCTATGCCGTTCTGCAAGCGGTCAGTATTTAAATTGACCTTCTCTTTCTGGATGTTAAAGGCTTCGACTTGGAGTAGGCGCTTTTGGTACTCAAGTTCGTCGTCCCCCGCTTCATCTAAGAAGCGAGCTAGTTGTTCTTGTTCCCTGAGCTGTTGCTGTTCACGCAATTGCTTTTCAGCTATGCGTCGCTTTGCCATTTCATCGTTGAGTCTCTTGCGATCCTCGGCCGATGTCACCTCTGGGGCTGTGTCTTCCCCATTGGCCTCTTCGTCTGGGGATTGGTTACCCTCATCTTCTTCGGATTGTTCCGGCTTATCGTCGGTTGACTCGGTGGCCGCCTTGTCTTCGTATGATTCGTCGGGCTCTTCTGTTTCATCGTCGTCATCGTCGCCACCATCCATTTCCTCTTCGGTTACGGTGATGTCTTCGAGTTCGCCATCTGTGTCCAGAGAGTCCTCGTTAGTTGATGTATCGACACTCTCTTCAGCTGACGTATCAACTGCGGCGGTGTCAGTGGTAGATGTGTCATCTGCCATAGCCGTCACTCCTTCCTTTAATCAGCCTTATTACCTGGCGAGGGTCAGCAGTAAGTTGCGAGCTTTGGTTCGGAGGGGAACCTGTGGGAATGCCAACTTCTTTTGGTTGGCCGCCCCACACGATCACCTACGTTTAAAGGCTCTGTGATTGGCGTGGCCGGCTCCTTCACATGACATAACTGCTCCCCGGTCTACCCAGCGGTGGCTGATAGGCTTTGCTGTTTCCGGGTCGAAAATGTCGGTAAACTTGGACTTGTCAGGGTTCGATTCATCCCGGGCTTTTTGCAACATTGCCATGATTTCCTGATGACTAAATCCTTCCTGAGCAGCGCGGACTTGTTCTTTGAACTGGCCGTAGGTTTGTTTATTCATTGCCGACCTTTGTCCGCAGGACATTCTTTAAACGGGTCTCAAACTCGCCAAGCCACTTGGCATATATGCGAACTGCTATAAGCTTTTCTGTAACCTGTTCGTCTGGGGTGCTTTCGTCGACGATGTCTAGTAAGGTTTGGCCGAGCATTGCTTTTTCCTTGGCAATTTCCTTAAAGACCACCTCATTAGCGGGGAGTAGCTCGCTACGTTTGCGAGTCTTTTCGTCCGTCTTAGCCTCACGACGCTCTTTAACCTTTTGGGCTGAGGCGCTAGTTAAACCTGAATAAAGTAGTGAGTCATCACGCATTTGCTTGCTCCATGTCTCTTTGCCTTAGCAAGAACTGCTTAATCTCTTCCTCGTCATAACTGCCACTGCGCTCCATCTCTAGCGAGAAAGCTGCGGCTTGCTCATTAACTCCGTAGGCTTCCATCACTGCACGCACATTTGAGGCAGCTTCTTCAGGCGTGAGGTCTTCTGGCTCCATATGGTTGGCAGGTTCTACTTCTGGTGCTGTTTCCTCACCTAAGGGTAACTCCTGCTCTTCAGCCGGGATCTCTCCAGCCATTGCACGGTCTTCTTGAGCTTCAATATCTTCAGGGTCAATATCTTCAATGATCTTGTCGTTATCGGTTGTAAGATTGATGATGGCTGCGAACAGTTCACCAACATTGAACTTCTTACCAGACGCCATCAGTTGCTTCTCCAGGGTAGGATCAGCTGCCCGCAGTTCAGCGACTTTTAGCAAAGCTTCGAGCTTGGTTTCGTCGTCTTTGGCCTTGTCTTCTTCTGCGTCTACTTCAAAATCAAAGGTAGCTCGGGCTTCGTCCCAGATTATTTCTAGTTCGTTGGTAGGGTTACCCTCTGGGTCGGTAGGGAATTCAAGACCCGCTTTTATTAAGATGTCTCGCTCTTCGTCAGACAGCTTCATAAGGTCAGTACCCTGCATGTTGGCGAAGTGGGTGTTAATCATAGACTTCGCTACAGCCTCGTAGGTCATGTAAAGGTTGTCTTTGAAGTCTTCGTCGTCGATAGAGAGTGATGCAGCCTGGAACTTAACGCCGGCTGGAGTCTTGGAATACTGAGGATCGCCGGCGCCAGATGATATAGAGGTATCACCTGTAGGAATAAGCTGGTTAAGCGAGGTCTTATACATTGAGACTCGCTCAGGTAGTTGCTGATAGATTTGGTTGCTCATCTCCAAGCGTTCGACTACCGTTTGTCCTACAAACCAGTCTGCGTCCTGTGCGTAGACCAAGGAGTCAAGATCGACCGAGTCTTCGTCGCCGCGGATGAGCTTTGGTGGGCGTATACCCAGCTGCGTAGCCAGGATGTCCGCTTGGCGCATGTAATCGAGGACGTTCTGCGTACCGCCAGCTAACTTAACGATTCCAGTACCGTATGGGTTTATGAAGTCCTGGTAGCAGTAGAGATAATGGACAGGTATATCGCCCGTAGGATCAGGGTTAGACCACTCACGAACCATTTTCTTGGTATCTTTGTGGTACATGTAAAACGGAGCTTCAATACCACGCTGGAATGCTATACAGAAGTGGAAGCCCTTTTTCTTAACACTCTTGCCGTCTACCTTGTTGTGGTCGTCACGGGTGTCGCGTTCCTCTTCCATACGAGCTGAGAGGATTTCTTCGAGAGCTTTAACGTTCCACTTGTTATAACCGTCTGTGCCTTCTTCCTTAGCAACAGCTCGTTCGTTCTTAGCCTGCTCGATCATGTCCGAGACTTGCTTCTTGGTGAAGTACACGTCCCAGAAAATAACGTCAGAGTCGTAGTCTGAAACTTTGCCAGCCTCTAGGGTAACGTCAGTAGCGAGAGGTACGATAAAGTCAGCACCGGTGTAGTTGCCGTTATTAACAAACAGAGTAATAATTGGCTGGCCACCATAGATGGCAGCCTTACGCACTGCGTCTTTCCACTTGCGGTGGAATGGAGCTTGGGAGTTAGCATTGGGAATGATGTTGTTTTCCCACTGCATGTTAGCCAGCTCGGTAATCCAAGCGTCATCTACATCAAGAGCCTTAGCCCGGCCAGTAAGCTTGCTAGATACAATCCTTTTAGGCAGCTTGAACAAAGATGCGGCTAGAGAGCCGTCATTTACTTCTGGGAGGGATTCGTCTAAGTCAGGAAGTAGGTCATTGTCGGCAAGACGTTCATACTCTTTATAATCACGCCGCCACTCATAAGCTTCATCTTTTGACTGAGTGTAGACGTCGTAAAGGTCGTCTTTATCGAAAAAAGCCATCCAGCCGTCATTTCTACTTGTGTAGAGCCGACGAAGCGGATGGCTACTTTATGCCTGTATTATAGCATAGATAAGCATAATCTGCGAAGAATTAATAGCTGTTATTTAGCTGTATAGGATGAGCGACATTGTTAACCTGATACTCGGAAAGGAGAATGTATATGGCAAACAGTAACACAGATCAGCCCAACACTCAGCCTCGCCCTAACGGACAGGAAGAGCGAAACCAAGGTCAGCAGCAATAGTTTCTAGCTATAAAAAGAGTCTGTAGCCCTCACGGACTCTTTTTATTTCAACCCCGCTGCCTTCTTGGCGGCTTCTAAATAAGCATTGTTCAGGTTTATAAAGACTTGTCGCATACGGCCACTCGCAATTTCATCAAAGTTGTTTGATGAAGCTTCTTTCTCAAACCTGTCATACCATTCTTGGCCGGTCATAACCCTCACTCCGCGTACTTCAAGGTGAGTACCTTTGTCATCATCCACCACTTCTGTAACACTGGGTATTTGAATGTACCCCTCATCAGCAAAGGCCTCTTTGATGGCCCGCACAGCTTGATTCTCCACAGGACACGGTCTAGTGAGCTTGCAGCCTTCGTGTACTATCTCAAGCATCTCTCTCAACTTGTCGTCTAGGTTAGTCATCCTAATACCCACTTCCTGGAAATTGGTGCACGTCTTCTTCGGTTGTCCAGCCTGTGGGTGCTTCAATGATTACTTTGTCGGCATAGATGTTTACTCGATTCACTGAACCGTCTTCGTGCATCATTATCATCTGTAGCTTTTCGCCCATCCACCCCTTATCTTCGGCGACTACCTTTTGCAAATCTTCGATAATGTCACCGTGCCACTTCCGCTCGTATTTATACGAGATTGGAGTCCGCGGCTGGCCGATAACCTCGGCTCTAAACATCTCGCCTTCGTACACCGGTATGTTTAGTTGCTCGTCCCATTTGTCTTTAAACCACTGAGTAATTTTTACCCCAGTATGTTCAGTGATTGCCGATGCTCTATAGCCCACACCTACCTCCTGTTAAAGCTTTCTTTTACGGTTGTCCAGCGCTTAATTAGGTTCATCGGCTCGCCATTCTTGGCTTCTATAGTAATGACAAGCTTAGGAGACTTCTCTTTGGTGATGAGCTCCAGGCAGTTAATGATCTCTGTAAGGATAGTCTGCCGGCTCGTAGGGATTCGCTTCTCTATCTCTACTAGGACATGCGCTAGCTGCTCATAGTAGGATTCGGCGCTGATCTCCACTGTGCCGTCTTCTTGTGGTGTGATGGTTGTTACTTTTGCGTGCTTAAACATGGAACTTGGCCCTCCTGATGGGTTTACGATAAGTATTCTTCTTAATAGGTTTCATATAGCTGACAAGGAAATATGAGAGTGCCCTAATCCCATCAAAGTGGTGTCCGAATCTTCGGTGATCGTCCCATTGTGGTTTAATTTCTTCCCCCTTAGTCGTAATCCTTTCAACCCATGTTAAGTTTTCGATCTCCTGCATGAGCCAGTTCTCCTCTTTGCCCGTTTCGTAATTCATTCGTACAAGGGTGTCCGATATAAATAGCCTTGGTCTGCCCGTACCCTTTTGGACCTGACCATACTCTTCAAGTTTTCTCGCAAGGGTATCATCCCAACTCTGCGTCTCACCTGGTAGTTTCTCTACAGCTTCAAGCCTCATGCCTAATTTAGTAAGGTCGGTCTGTAAACGAG